TTCAACTTCGGTTATCACTCGTATTACAACGCCACTGGCATTTAAGGAGTAGATCATGGCAATTTCACGCGCACAATTACTGAAAGAACTCCTGCCCGGCTTGAATGCTTTGTTCGGTCTTGAGTATGCCCGCTACGGCGAAGAGCATAAAGAGATCTACGAAACAGAAACCTCTGAGCGTTCTTTCGAAGAAGAGACAAAACTGTCTGGTTTCTCCGCTGCTCCAGTCAAGAACGAGGGCTCAGCCATCGCTTACGACAACGCACAAGAAGCCTACACAGCACGTTACAACCACGAAACTATCGCAATGGGTTTTGCCATTACGGAAGAGGCTGTGGAAGATAACTTGTACGACAGCTTGTCTAGCCGTTACACAAAAGCCTTGGCTCGCGGAATGGCTTACACAAAGCAAGTTAAAGCAGCATACGTTTTGAACAATGCCTTTAGCGGCTCTGTAACCTACGGCGACGGCGTATCCTTGTGTTCTACAGCTCACCCTCTGGTGTCTGGCGGCACAAACAGCAACCGTCCTACAACAGGCGCAGACTTGAACGAAACATCGTTGGAAAACGCTGTCATTCAAATCGCCGCTTGGACAGACGAGCGCAGCTTGCTCATCGCAGCTAAGCCACGTAAGCTGATCGTTCCTCCCGCTCTGATGTTCGTTGCTACACGTTTGTTGGAAACCAGCCTCCGCGTTGGCACTAACGACAACGATATCAACGCATTGAAGAACAACGGCTCCGTGCCCGAGGGCTACTCCGTAAACCACTTCTTGACAGACACCAACGCATGGTTTTTGTTGACAGACGTGCCTAACGGTTTGAAGCATTTCGTGCGTACACCGATGCAGACATCAATGGATGGAGATTTTGACACAGGCAACGTGCGTTACAAGGCCCGTGAGCGCTACTCCTTCGGGGTGAGCGATCCGCTCGGGATATTCGGTTCGCCCGGTTCGACCTAATAAAATCAATAACTTACGTTGATTTTGGGGGCCCTTCGGGGCCCCTTTTCTTTTGTGTTGACATTTCTTTTGATTGTGGTACATTACCCGTTACTAAATCTTAGGAGTTTAAATGGACACCACGAATCTACCCAAGACCCGTGCGGAAGCTAAAGCGACGGGGGCAAAGCATTACTTCACAGGCGAGCCCTGCAAGCATGGACACATTGCGCCAAGAAAGACCAAGGGATCCTGTGTTGAGTGCCTAAAGGTTGAGTGGCAAGAGTCTGCCGAAAAAAGATCTGGCTATTACCAAGAATACAACCGAAGGGAAGATGTAAAAGAAAAGAAAAGCGATTGGTATCAAAGGAACAAAGAGCAAGTTATTGATGCCGCAAAGACTACTCCGGCTCACAAAAAGAGGGAGTATCAAAAAAATTGGAAAGAAAAAAACATTGTTTGGGTAAGGGCTGACACCAAATCAAGAAGAAGAAAGCATAGGCAAGCAACGCCTAAATGGCTAACCAGAGAAGAAAAATCTTCTATGCGGCAAATTTACCAAATAGCCATTACGATGACAAAAACCACCGGGGAACAGTACGTGGTAGATCACATCATCCCACTGCGGTCCGAAGAGGTCTGCGGCCTTCATGTGCCGTGGAACCTGAAAGTTATCACACAAGAAGAAAATTTACGTAAATCTAACAAGATGATTGACCCCAATCCGGACCTATGATATAAACGAGGTATCCGGGTTTTCCGGTTAGTCAGACTGATCCGGCAGATGCGTACACAACTGACTAGCTAATCTTTGTACGAAGGACAATTTAAATGGCACTCTCAACCACCCAATCAATTTGGCGTTCTGGTGGCGGCGATCAAACACGTACTGCTTATTGCGGTTCTGGTGTTATGGCTGCTCAATTCTATATTGCTGACGCTTCTGTTGCCACTGCAACTAACGTCAAGATTTCCTCAGCTTCTGGCGCTCCCAATCTAATATTACCTGCTGGCGCAGTTGTGCTGTCTATGGCTATTAACGATGCTGGTGCTGGTTCTATTGATTTAGGCACACGCACTTATGCTAACGGCACTGTGACCGGCGCGGCCATTGCAAACAACATTTCTGTTGCTGCACTTGGTTTGGTTAGCAGCGGTATGACCCTTACTCCTATTAGCGAACTGAGCTACGTTACTGTGACTATCGACACAAGCGGCGCTGGAACTGTTGGCGGCTATATCACTTACTTTGTTGCAGACCCCTTGGTTGGTCAGCAGAACGACTAATCATGTCTAACATTGGCCTTTGGTCGTCAGTTACTCGCGTAGGGACTACCGAGCCGTTTGAACTCCAGCTTGCTCGCGGGCAGGTTGGGGGTCATTCTGTGGTTACCGTTTCTGGTTATAACTCCGATGTTGACACGGCGTGGGAGATGATTACTCCTATTGGAGACTTATCATTTCCTGCTGCCGCCTTACAGATGACTGTAAGTTCATCTAGCGCCAGCGATACAGCGGCGGGAACTGGTGCAAGAACTGTACTGATTTCGGGCTTAGACGCCAATTACGATGTTATTACTGATACGGTTACCATGAATGGTCAGACCGCCGTAACGACTACCAAATCATTTTTGCGTATCAACAGTATGTTGGTTACAACGGCAGGTACTGGATTGTCAAATGCGGGCATCATTTACATTGGTTCTGGCGTTGTAACTGCTGGCGTACCAGCAACGATCTATAACGTAATTGCTGTAGGCTATAACAATACAACGTCAAGCCAATACACAGTACCCGCTGGCTACACTGGCTACTTGGCAATTGCGCGAATTGGTTTGGCACAAGATACTGGAACCAGTTTAATTACTGCAAGAACTCGTTTTGTGGGAACAAATGGAATTGCCATCACTGGGCCATTGATTGTTACCAATAACAATATTTCAACTCAACCATTTCCCTACCCTCTCTCAATTGCTGAAAAAACTCGCATTCAAGGCGAAGCAATTGGCGGGGCAGCAAACAATGAAGCGGCTGGTTTCTTTGAGATAGTTCTTATTGAAAACTACATGCAGGGTTAAAATGGCTAAGTCAGAAGCATGGCAGAGGAAAGAAGGCAAGGACCCCAAAGGCGGATTGAACGCCAAAGGCCGCGCCTCCTACAACAAAGCCAATCCGGGCAAGCCGGGGTTAAAGCCCCCGGCCCCGAAGCCGAAGACGGAGAAAGACGCCAAACGGCGAAGCTCCTTCTGTGCGAGGATGTCAGGCGTGAAGGGACCGATGAAGGACGAAAAAGGTAAACCCACCCGTAAAGCGCTGGCGCTAAAAGCATGGAATTGTTAACATGGAAACTAACGAATTGAGCACGGTTAGGGAACTAGCCACACACGCGGCTGATATCAAACATCTCCAAGATGATATGGACCGCTTGGTAAAAGATATGGACGAAATAAAGAAGTGTCTTGGTAAAATCCAGAACACGTTGTCCGAAGCCAAAGGCGGCTGGAAAACTTTAATGATGATTGGTGGAGCAGGTGGCGCATTAGGTGTTATGCTTACACAATTGTTTCAGGGATATTGGGGTAAGTAATGCCTAGCGTAAGCAAGAAGCAACATAATTTCATGGAGGCGATCGCTCACTCGCCTTCGTTCGCCAAGAAAGTTGGTGTTCCTCAGTCAGTGGGTAAAGAGTTCTCCAAGGCCGATAAAGGCAAAACATTCTCAAAAGGTGGTGATATGAAAGAATCCAAAGCTATGGTTAAAAAAGAAGTGTCCTTCATGAAAGAAAAAGGCGCTCCTAAATCTATGGTTAAACATGAAATGGAAGAAGGCAAAATGAAGCGTGGTGGCATCACCAAGCCTATGCCTACTGCCAAAGAAATGGGCACCCTGAACATGAAGAAGGGCGGCGTAGTCCCCTCTAAGATGGGTGCTGTAAAGACAGCTAAGCCCTCTATGGGCTCGGCTTCTTCTCGCGCTGACGGCATTGCTCAAAAGGGCAAGACCAAAGGCAAACTGCTCAACAAAGGCGGAAAGTGCTAAGGATTTATCATGGGAAAAGTTACTGATTTTTTAAAAGACGCCGGTGAAGAAATTGTTCGCGGCGCTCGTAGAGTTGGTCAGGATCTTGGTATTGCAGAAGACCCAAACAAGTATAAAAAAACACCACAGGGTGAAGCAATGGCAAGCAGCGACGCCGCAAAAGGCGCTAGGAACTACGTTCGCATGTACAAAGAAGGCCTTGGCATGAAGGGCAAAAATGACGAATACGAATACAAAAAAGGCGGCAAGGTTTCTTCTGCATCCAAACGTGCTGATGGTTGTGCCGTTAAGGGCAAAACAAAAGGCAAGTTAATTTAAAGGTTTATCATGCCAACAAAAGAGCAAATATTGCAGGACTTATTGGACGAAAAAAATGCCGTCAAAAATGAACGCGCATACAATAAAGCCATGCCCCAGCCCGATACAACCTATGGTAAGTTGCAAGATGATGCTGTAACTTTGCCCGGTAAATTTCCCAAAGGGACAACCGTAGAATCTTTGTTAAAACCACAGAAAAGAACGGGAATTGAGGGTGCAGAAAAACTTCCAGAAAAACCCCCCAAAGGAACAAATTTAAACAAATTCATAGAAGACATGAATAAAAAAAGTTCTTCCGGTGGAACGTCTAACAAAGATATGATTCCATTAAAAAAAGGCGGTTCAGTTTCTTCTGCTTCTAAACGCGCCGACGGTTGCGCTGTTAAGGGTAAGACAAAGGGCCGCTTCGTGTAAATGTTTATTGCGGAATTCCTGCTGTGTGTTGCGATAAAATGTAGCCCCATAGAAGGTACGCCCTTTATGTTGTTTGAGAGTAAGGACAGGTGCTTAACGTTTGCCCACGAGGCGGCAAGAGCAATAGTCCTTCAAATAAATGACAAAGAGTATTCTGTGGCGTATAGATGTGTAATGGTAAAAGGCTCGCAACACACGTAGGAAAATATTATGATGGCATCAAGAGGCATGGGGGACATCAATCCCCAGAAAATGCCAAAAGTTAAAAAGATGAAACGCCGTGATGACACGGACTTTCTGGAATATTCAAAGGGTGGTTTGTACGAAAACATCCACAAGAAGCAAGAACGGATCAAGCGCGGATCTAAAGAAAGAATGAGGGAGCCCGGATCTAAGGGTGCCCCGACTGAAGAAGCATTTATTCAATCAGCTAAGACTGCTAAAAGATGACTACTACCGGCTCCTCCATTTTCAACATGGAATTCTCAGAGATTGCTGAGGAGGCATGGGAGCGGGCCGGTCGTGAGATGCGTTCTGGTTACGATCTTCGTACCGCTCGCCGGTCAATGAATCTTTTGACCATTGAGTTTGCAAACCGTGGCTTGAACATGTGGACTATTGAGCAGGGTTCTTTTAACCTGACTCCCGGTTTAAATACTTACCCACTCCCTACGGATACGATTGATCTGCTGGATCACGTCATCAGGACAGGCGCAAACAGTTCTTCGACTCAAGCCGACTTAAACATTACGCGTATTAGTGTTTCTACTTACGCCACTATCCCAAATAAAATTACACAAGCCAGACCTATTCAGGTTTGGATTCAGCGTCTTTCTGGCGAAACAAATCCTACAGGATCTACACTAAATGGAAATATTACTGCATCTGATACAACCATCACGCTTAGCTCGGTTGTTGGATTGGCTGCTTCGGGTTATATCCGGCTAGATTCTGAAACCATTTACTACAACTACATAGATGGCAATACGATCAACAACTGCTTCCGCGCACAGAATGGGACCACTGCGGCCTCTCACACTACTGGCACAGCGATTTTTGTACAGCAGCTTCCAGCCGTGACCGTATGGCCCACGCCTGATTCCTCTGTTCCATATCAATTTGTGTACTGGAGAATGCGAAGAATTCAAGATGCTGGAAATGGTATCCAAACAGCAGACATGAACTTTCGATTTCTACCCTGCTTGGTAGCGGGATTGGCTTATTACATTGCCATGAAAGTTCCAGAACTCATGAATAGAGTAGAAATGCTCAAGGCTATCTATGACGAACAATTCAACTTGGCAGCAGCAGAAGATCACGAAAAAGCAGCAATTAGATACGTACCAAGGCAGATGTTCATAGGCGGGAGTACGCCGTAATGGGTAACAGGTTTGCCAGTGGTAAGTTTTCAATTGCAGACTGTGATCGTTGTGGGCAAAGGTTTAAGTTAAAACAGTTAAGATTTGAAGTTGTAAAAACTAAGCTGTACCAGTTAAAAGTCTGTCCCGAATGCTGGTCGCCAGACCACCCTCAGCTTCAATTGGGTATGTATCCGATTGACGACCCGCAAGGTGTTCGCCAACCAAGGCCAGATATAACGTATGTTACGGCTGGTTTGAATTACAATGGACTGCCTACCAGCGGTTCTAGAGATATCCAATGGGGCTGGAATCCTGTCGGCGGAGCTAGTCAGTTTGATGCATTGTTAACACCCAACTATTTAGTTGGAATAGCGCAAATAGGTACGGTAACGGTTAGTTAAGGAGCATATATGGAAACTAAACAAGTGAAACAAATCGCTGACGTGGAAGCCAAGAAAGTAGTCAAGGCCCACGAAAAGAAGATGCATCCCGGCGCAAAGAAGTTTGCCAAGGGCGGCGTAACAAATGAAATGTTGGTTAAGAACGGCCGCAATATGGCCCGTGTAATCAATCAACGTGGCTCAGGCCGAGGTGGTTAATATGGCTAAATTCAGCAAAAAAGTAATGGGCAAAGAAGTTGGTCAAGCCAACGTCTACGCAGAACCCCACACCATGACTGGTAAAGTCGTGAAGCCAGAAAATGTTATGGGTACAGGTTATCCCGAAGAAGCCAAGACTACAGGGATTAAAGTTCGTGGTACAGGTGCCGCAACTAAAGGTCTGATGGCAAGAGGTCCAATGGCATGAACTATGCCGAGCTGGTCGTAGCCGTTTCAGATTACTGTGAGAACACGTTTCCCACGGTAGATATGAACACGCTCATCCGTCAGGCTGAGCAGCGCATCTACAACTCAGTTCAACTTGCCAATTTAAGAAAAAATGTGACGGGTACATTTACCCTTAACAACAAATACCTTTCTTGCCCCACTGATTTTCTTTCTGTTTACTCCATTGCGGTCATCAAGCAAAACGGCGACTATTTGTATTTATTGAATAAAGACGTAAACTTTATTCGGGAGGCGTATCCAAGTGCATCAGATACAGGACTACCTAAACACTATGCGATCTTTGGTCCACAGTATACAAATGAGGCCGAGCTTTCTTTTAT